ATTAAAATTCTTAGAGAATGATAATAATCGTCGCAAGACTTATCGTACAAAGCTAAGACAGAAGGATCGAGAAGTTATCTCCTTCTGCGAGAGACACTATCTACTTAATAGAGGACAGTTCCCTAGTACCGAACAGATCGCCGTTAACTGTCGTCTCAGCATTACACGAGTTAAGTATATATTAGAAAATTCTAATGTCACGGAATCTCTCTATAGACGAGGGATTGAAAATTGGGATAAGACAGTTGACAGTTCTTATCTCTCACCGGAGCAGATAGCTTGCGCGGCTTTGATAGCTAACTTCGCGGACACTCGCTCCGTTGCAGCTAAGTTGGATATCATTGGAATCACTCCAACTCAGTATTACGCTTGGTTGAATAATCCTACATACAAAGAATTCGTCCGCTCACTTGCGGAATCGTCTTTGGAAAATACGCACCATGAAGCTATCGGGGCTTTCATTCAATTAGTACGTAATGGTGATCTGGCAGCCATCAAGTATTACTTCGAGATTACCGGCTATGCAGATTCATCCGATGCCGTTAATCTCAAACTTACCATTCAACGTGTTATTGAATCAATTCAGCGACACGTGAAAGATCCACAGATACTTGCTAGGATCGCATTAGAAATTCAAGGCCATGTTCCTGTAGCGGCCTCTCAAAATATTCGCATGGAGGTCGAGGGATAATGTTTGAAGGAATTATTATAATAATTGGTGCATATCTTCTGTACTGCTTTTTAATATGGATCATACCTAGCAATCCAAATAAGGAGTTGTAATGAGTACAACCACTACTCCCAATAAAGCATTAGTTAAACCAACCCCTGATACTGGTGAGCCGGCATCTAACTGGCCAACTCAGTGGGGAGCTAATGCTGATAAGCTAGATAAGACAATCAATAAGATAACAAGAAACGTTTACACAGCATCTGATACTTGGAGCAAACCTGCTGGATTAGTATTTGCAGAAATAGAAGTTGTTGGTGGAGGCGGTGCCGGTGGAGGTTGTACTGCTGCTAGTGCAGGCGAACATGCTGCTGCCTCTGGTGGTGGCTCTGGTCTTACTGCTAAGAGTGTCCTAGCGGCTGCTAGTTTAGGTGCAACTGAAACTGTTACTATTGGAGCAGGAGGCACAGGAGTATCTGGTGCTAATGGCAATGCCGGTGCCAATAGTAGCTTTGGTGCTCACGTAGTTGCATCTGGTGGTGATGGAGGCAAGGTTGGTGGTACATCTAGTGCAGTATTTGGTGTTGCCGGTGGATCAGGAGGAATAACGCCTGCCACTGGACAGATTATTGCTACAGGAGTACATGGTCATCATGGCGCTGGTGGTGCCGGATTAGGTTGGTCTGGCAATGGCGGCAGTTCACAACTAGGTGGTGGCGGTTTAGGACTTGCTGCTCCTAGCGCAGGATTCTCTCAAGTAGGAAATGCTGCTACAGGTAAAGGTGGAGGTGGGGGTGGAGCATTAGCTACCTCTACTGGTGCCGCTAAAGCTGGTGGAGCAGGTGGAGCAGGAGAAGTTATTGTTACTAACTATATTAGTGATGCAGGATGACAGTATCTCAAGGTGACCCATTTGGTACTACCAAGGAGCCAGCTAAACCAGGCGGTCAAATCACACCATCACAAGTTAATGAATTTCATGCTAGAGCAGATACAGATTCTTCATCTATTGCAGTTCATCATACCTTAGGTATTAAGCATGACCAATCTTCTCCTGGGGACCATAAGCATGATGGTAAGAACTCTCGTAAGATTCTTGAAGGAGTTTCTATTTCAGGAGACAGATCAGATGGTACTGCATTGATATCAGTAATTGATGCTTTGCAGTTCCTTGGTGCAACTGATAATACGGTACCATAAGTCTGAAAATTAGCATGGAGGAATAATGTTAGATACTACAGACCGTCATCCTTCTGTAGCACAGGTTGCTCAGTATTTTGAGTATGAGCATCTATCTAGTGAGAAGCTACAGGAAGTTAGTGGAATGTGTTATGATTTAGCATCTTATATGCTTCGTGTTCTGCCAGACTCTCCTGAGCTTACAGTAGGATTACGTAAGTTACTGGAAGCTAAGGATTGCTTCGTTAGGGCTGCACTCTAAATACTGGTATTTGTCTGTAGCGTGGCCGCGAAGCGGCCTGGGGGTATACTGGAAAATGTCTAAGCAAACTGTTACTCTTACTTTAGATGAACTGACTAAATCAGTAGGTGCCGGTCTATTAACAGTTGCACGTAAACCCAACATTTATAACTATGTACCACATGAGAAGCAGAAAAGATTTCATCGTTCTCGTGCTAAAGGTAGACTCTATGTAGGTGGTAACCGATCGGGTAAAACTGTTGGTGGAATTACAGAGGATGTCTACCATGCTATTGGTAGACATCCTAATCGTAGAGTTAAAGAGCCTCCGACATTCGGTCGTATTATTACAGTTGACTTTCTTAAGGGCGCAGAGGAAATTATTATTCCTCAGCTTAAGCAATGGATGCCTCCTTCTGAATTAATAAATGGTTCCTGGGATGATTCTTATAGTAAAAAATATCATAAGTTAACTTTAGCTAATGGCTCACAAATTGAAATTATGTCACATGAACAAGACTTGGAAGCCTTCGCTGGTACCTCTAGAGACTGGCTTCATGTTGATGAGGAATGTCCTAAAGCAATTTTTACTGAGTCTAAAACTCGATTAGTTGATGTAGGTGGCTCTTGGTGGATTACTATGACACCAATTGACGGAATGACTTGGGTTTATGATGATATATTTATGCCTTCAATGGAAAGTTCAGATACTGCTATTGATATTATTATTGTTGATATGGCTGAAAATCCTTATGTTGGTAAAGATGAAAGAGAAGCTTACTTAGCTGGACTAGATGATGAAGATAAGAAAATTCGTGGTAAGGGTGAGTTCGTAGCACTTGGTGGTTTGATTCTTCATCAATTTAACTATAAGATGCATGTAGTTGAACATATATTACCTCCTTTTGAATGGGAATGGTGGGCCAGTATAGATCATGGTATTGCTAACCCAACTGCTGTTATGTATCATGCTGTTAACCCTGCTGGCAATGTCTATACGTTCGGGGAACACTACAAGTCTGATATGACTATCAAACAGCACGCTGATAGAATTAAAGAGATTAATGAGGATTTTAGAAAAGATCCTGATATCTATATTGGTGATCCAGCTATGAGACAGCGTAATGCTGTTACTGGACATTCTATTCAGATCGAATATGGATTGCATGACATTAATGTGGCTATGGCTAATAACGCTGTAGGTGCTGGTCTGGATAAGATGAATGAATATCTTCGTCAAGGTCGATGGATTATTTCAGAAAATTGTCCAAATCTTCTTAAAGAGATTCGTAAATATCGACGTAAAAAGTATGCCTCTCCTAAGTTGGCAGATCAGAATAATAAGCGAGAAGAGCCTAGAAAGAAAGATGATCATGCAATTGACAGTTGTAGATACTTATTTAGTTTTATGCCAGAATTGAAGCCAATGCCTCATGCTGAGTTGGTTGAAGCTACAGGAGTTAATCAAGCAGTTAGAGAGATTATGTTCCCTAGTACAACGTTTGACGGACCACGTAGAACAGTATACCCTTGGCAAACAGATCCTAATGTGAACCGCCCTTCGCGTCCCGAAAGAGGTTGGGGAGAGTAGTAATGGTAGATGATATGGAAGCCCAGGCTGTACTAACTGATACAGTTAATCGGTCTGTAGCGGATCAACTCCAAGATGACCAGCTACAGGCTAAGCGTGAAAAGAAGGTTGGTCACTCTTACGTAGATGAGGAGACTGCGGCAGCTGCACGTTTAGCTGTTAAGTCTTATCAGAGTGATTTAACTAGTGTCTCCGGTAGTTTAGAGGATCGCTATGGTCCTGCTAATGCTCCATTCGTTAGGTCTACACCTGGTCCAGATGACGCTCCTGCATTCTCAGCTAGTGAAAAGTCGGCAACTAAAGATTCGGAAAATAAGTTAGTTGTTGAGGAACCAGATGTTTTAACAGCTGAGACTATCAAGGATGCTCCTAGTGTTCTTGAGGCTGGGGTATTAGGTGAGCCAAGTGATGTTAGTTTAACTGAGGTAGAAGTTAAAGATGAAGAATCTTCTGTAGCGGAATCCACCACTGGTGAATCTTTAGCTAATGGTGATGATCTTAAGCCAGACAAGCCTGTTAAGAAAGCTACTCCTGCTAAGAAGGTTGCTGGAAAGTAATGGGACAGGTACAGGTTTTAGCTATTCCAGAGGTACTTCCTCAGACATGTTGTGTTTGTGGTAGTGGACGTACTGATGATGGACGTAAGTATATTGATACTGGTTTATCATTAGATCATTATGGAGTTGTATATTTTTGTACTCTCTGCTTAAATCAAATTGTTCGTCAAGTTGGTACATTTGTTCCTATTGAAGAATACAAGTCTTTAGAACAATGGGTGGTATTTTATAGGGATAAGTCTGAAATCTTAACCCAGAAGGTAGGTGTTTTAAATGACCTTGTTAATAATGTCGATTTTTTGCGTAGTATTAATGACCGTATTATTAATACTAGTGATAGTCGTCCTTCGGGACAAGAACCAACAGATGAGCAAATTATTGAGCTCCCACGAGAAGATGATAATAGCGAAGGATTTACAGATAAACAATTTGATGGACAGGATTCAAGCGGGCGACCTAAAATCGTATCTAGCCCTTCAAGTTCCTAATACTGAGACTGAATATGTGGCACCTGATGATTCAAGTGAAGCTCGACGCATTCATGATCTTAGGGGATTAGGAGAGGTCATTTATGACAACCAGAACGACACTGATGCGTCGGAAGCTTTCGCAGATGGGTTCGGACTCGAAATTAAGCATGGAGATTCCGAAACCTCAGATAGACGTTTTCAGTCAGACGGGTCGATCAGCTGATGAGCAGAGACGTAAAATTGCTAGTTGGGGTCTTGAACGATTTCAAATGTCAAAGAATGATAGGTGGCGTCAAGAAAAGCAGTGGTATCTTAATCTAGCATTCTTCTTTGGACAACAGCATGTAACTTTTAGAGGACCACAGAATAACTATGAGTTATATGTTCCTAGTGCTCCGTACTACAAGGTTCGTACTGTTATTAATCATACTCGTAAGATTATCCGTAAGGATATTGCACGTCTGACCGCCCAGAAGCCTAATGCTTATATCATGCCTGCATCCTCAGAGGATCAGGATGTATTTGCTGCTAATGCTGGTGAACAGATTTGGGATTCTCTTTGGCGTAAGCATAACTTTAATCGTGTAGTTAGAAACACATGTTTCTGGCTTTCTACTTGTGGTAACGGATTCATTAAACAGTATTGGGATGAGACTAAGAAGGATGTATATAATCCTGAGGCTCAGGGTGACTTGTGTTTCGAGGCTATTACTCCATTTCATGTTTTTATTGCTGATCTAAAGGAAGAAGAGTTAGAACAGCAGCCTATGTTGGTTCATGCAACTCTTAAAAATGTTGAGTGGATTAAAAAATTTTATGGTCTTGATGTTTTGCCACAGGCGACAGATAATGTTATATCTGACTCGTTCTTAAATATTCTTGGTGCGGACCAATTCAGTGCTAAGAATCAGGCTCTGCTTTTAGAGATTTATGCTAAGCCTGGTATAACTGAGTTATTACCAGAAGGTGGTTATTTCTCTGTTGTAGGTAGTCAAATTGTTAATGGTAAAGAAGGTATGCCTTATAGTCATAATAAATATCCCTTCTCTAAGATTGATAATATTCCTACTGGAAAGTTTTATAATGAATCTATTATTGTAGACTTAATTCCGCTACAGAGAGAATTGAACCGTACGCGTGGACAGATTACTGAGGCTAAGAATCGGACGTCTAAACCTCAGTTGACAGCAGAAAAAGGTTCAGTTGATGCTAGGAAGATTACGTCCGAGCCTGGGCTAGTCATTGAGTATAGAACTGGTTTTCAGCCTCCACAACCATTACCATTACAGGATGTGCCTAGTTATGTTCTTCAAGAGGTTGATCGTATCCTTGTTGATATGGCTGATTTGTCAGGACAGCATGAAGTTTCTAAAGGACAGACTCCCCCAGGTGTTACAGCTGCGACTGCGATTTCATTCTTACAGGAACAAGATGAATCGCTCTTATCCGTAGCATATGATTCTCTTGAAGAAGGTATTGAGAATACTGCTCAGCAGACGTTATGTTTAGTTAAGGATTATTGGGATACAGAACGTACTGTTAAGGTTACGGGGCTAGATGGTTCGTTTGATGCTTTAATCTTTAAGGGTTCTCAGTTAAATAATAATACAGATATCCATGTAGAGGGTGGGTCCTCACTTC